CCAGTGGACTAATAAGCTGACACCAGCGTGGATATAGGATGATAGTAAGAACATGAAGTTAATCACGCTGGACTTTGAGACGTACTACGACAAGCAATATTCCCTGTCAAAACTAACAACCGAAGAATACATACGCCACCCTGACTTTGAAGTTATTGGTGTATGCGTAAAAGAAAAAAGTGCCATAAGTCGGTTTTTTAGTGGCACGAAAGAAAAAACTAAGGCATTTTTGCAAGAGTTTGATTGGGATGGTTCGTTAGTTGTAGCCCACAATGCTATGTTTGATATGGCTATTCTGTCTTGGATATTTGATATTAAACCAAAAAGAGTAGCTGACACGCTGTCTATGTCTAGGGCTATTCACAGTATTGAAGTAGGTGGAAGTCTGAAGGCTTTAGCTGAATACTACAAGTTGGGTGAAAAGGGTACTGAAGTAATCAATGCGCTAGGTAAACGCCGTATAGATTTTACTGACGAAGAACTTGCTCGATACGGAGAGTATTGTGTAAATGATGTGGAGCTTACCGAAAAGTTGTTTGACGTTCTACTACCCAAGCTGAGTGTACTTGAGCTTAAACTTATTGATCTAACTATAAAGATGTTCAGCGAACCCGCGTTAGAGTTGGATGTTGATGTACTCGATGCCCACCTACAAGGGGTACAAAAGAAGAAGCAAGACCTTATGGCTAAGATCGAAGCCGATAAGAAAGTCATAATGAGTAACCCCAAGTTTGCTGAACTATTAAAAAGCTACGGAGTTATTCCACCTACCAAGATCAGCCTCACTACTGGAAAAGAAACCTACGCATTTGCTAAGTCTGATGAGGATTTCCGTGCGCTACTAAACCACGAGAACGAAGAAGTCCAAGCACTTGTGGCGGCTAGACTAGGGGTAAAGTCAACCATCGAAGAAACCAGAACTGAACGATTTATAAACATAGCTATGCGAGGAACTCTACCCATACCACTACGTTATTACGCCGCTCATACAGGAAGATGGGGTGGTGATGACAAAGTTAATATGCAAAATCTTCCACGTAACTCAGCACTTAAAGACGCGATATGCGCTCCGTTCGGGTACAGGATAATTGACTGTGATTCATCCCAGATTGAAGCTCGAACTCTAGCTTGGTTAGCTGAACAGACTGACTTAGTAGATGCGTTTGATAAGGGTGAGGATGTCTACAAGATTATGGCTAGCTCTATATATGGTAAGCCAGTAGAAAAGATTACTAAAGATGAGAGGTTTGTTGGCAAAACTACAATTCTTGGTGCTGGTTATGGTATGGGGGCGAAGAAGTTTCAGGCTCAGTTGAAGAACTTTGGTGTAGAACTAGACGAAGATGAGTGCCAGAGGATTATTACTGTTTATAGACAGCAGTATCCGTGGATTCCTATGTTGTGGCGTAGTGCTAATGATGCGCTGGAAGCTATGATGGAGGATTGCACTAGCTCTCTTGGTAAGTTTGGTGTTCTAGATGTACAGGGCTTCAAAGGAATTAAGTTGCCTAACGGCTTATATATTCAATACCCTGAGTTGCGTAGGGATACTAACGTAGATGGAAAGGAAGAAATAGTATATTCATCCAGGCGGGGAAAAACACTTATCCCTACGAGAATATATGGAGGGAAGGTTATCGAGAATGTATGTCAGGCATTGGCTCGTATCGTGATCGGTGAGCAGATGCTAGAGATAGCGAAGCGGTACAAAGTTGTAATGACTGTGCATGACGCGGTAGCTTGTATCGTACCTAAAGAAGAAGAGGAAGAAGCTAGGGCTTTCGTGGAAAAGACAATGAGGATGCGACCCACATGGGCGCAAGAACTTCCCCTTGATTGTGAATCTGGTGTAGGTATATCTTATGGAGACTGTAAATGAGTGATGGACATGATGCAAATTTAGATTACAGCTTTTATTGTATAGACGTAAAGAAACGTATTAAAGAAGTAGAAGAACATATGAATAACAAAGAATATTCATTAGCAGAAAAAGCCGCGATGAATGCGATGGTAGATATGAAGTTGATGTGGAACGCGGTTAAATACGAGGAGGAAAAGTGGAAGAGGTGAGCGAGTATGAATTTACAACCGACTGGTTTAAGTGGGCTGTTCCAGTATGGGAAGATTTGTTCAGCAAGATACCTAAAGACCGCAAGGTAAACTTTCTTGAGATAGGTTCTTTTGAGGGTAGGTCGGCTGTCTGGTTAATAGAAAATGCAATCGACAGGCACGGTGCTATCTACTGTGTAGATACTTGGGAAGGTGGAGAAGAACACAAAGCGCAAGGCATTGACATGGTAGAAGTTGAAAAGCGGTTCGATGCCAACATAGCCACAGCTAATTTTAAGAACTGTACCGTCAGCGTAATTAAAAAGAAGGCGACCAGTTATGAAGCTATGGCTAGTCTAGTAGGTAGTATGGCTGGTAAGTTTGACTTCATTTATATAGATGGTTCACACCAAGCGACGGATGTTATGACGGATGCTTGCATGGCATTTGGACTACTGAAGGAAGGTGGAGTTATGGTGTTCGATGACTACCTCTGGGACTTCCGTATACCTCAAATGCAACGCCCGAAGATCGCTATTGATTTATTCACCACGTTGTTTGAGTCGAAGATAAACGTAGTAAACATTGGGTATCAGTTCATAATCCAGAGGAGGGTTTAATGTTCTTTTTTAAAAAGAAACCGTTGGTTGTAGATTGCTTTACGCATTTACCGATGGCATACGACTATACCAAACCTGAAGTTGCTTCTAAGTTTATGCCGGATTGGTTTAAGAAAATGCCTAAAACTATAACCACTACGGATGGTTTCTCCCGAGGAGCTACGGTTAAAAATTGTGCTGGGTTAATTGATTTATATTCGAGAGGGATTATGTTATCTCTTTGGTGTGATGTATCTATTGAGATAGGAAGGATAGGTATAAAAGATTACAGGTGGCAATTTTCAGACCATGACCACTCCGCAGTAATACACCACAAAGACCAGATAGGTTCGCATTTTAACGATGAAAAGTTTGCCCATTTAAAACTTGTGTCCCCTTGGTTTTTATCTACCAAAGAACAGGTGTACTGGTTGTGGCAAGAGCCTACGTGGAACGACCTATATAACTACGACTATAAAGTTATTCCAGCAGTTGTTGAGTTTAAGTATCAACACGCTACCAATGTAAACATGATGTTTAAACGTAAAGAGCAAACCAATATACATCACATGGAGTATGGAACTCCGTTAGCCCACATAATACCTATTGCTGACAACAGAAAAGTGGTGCTTAAACATCATTTAGTTGAACAGCAAGAAATACTTAAATACACCACACCAAGGTTGAAATTCTTTGGTAACTATAAAAATAAAATAAAACAATGGAGCAAAAGATAATGGATGAGGAGAAGAGACCGTCGATTCTAATTGCTACTCCGATGTACGGTGGTATGTGTAGTGGAGAATACACAGCTAGTGTTATCCAAGCGCTGACTACTTTACGCAATCTCAAAGTACCTGTGTTCCATACCTACTTGACTAATGAGAGTCTTATCACGAGGGCAAGGAATGAGTTGGTTCGGATATTTCTTGAGAAGGACATTGACTACTTGATGTTTGTGGATGCAGATATCCAGTTCCCACCCGACGCTATCCCTGCTTTACTACTGGCAGAGAAGGATGTTATCTGCGGTATCTACCCAAAGAAAGAAGTGAACTGGGAGAGTATTGAGAAAGCGGCGAAGGAAGGTAAGCCTAACTTGAAAGACCACGCCGGAGCATTTGTTCTGACTATGATTCACAACGAGGAAGGGTTTGTTGAGACCGATGAGAACGGTGCGCTCGAAGTAAGGCATGGTGGTACTGGCTTCATGCTAATTAAACGCACGGTATTTGAAGCGTTAAAACCCCATGTACCGACTTACCGAATATCTACATTTACTAATCCAGAGACAGGGGAGTACCTGAAGCCATTGACCCATGAGTTTTTTGCTACAAGCATTGACCATACTGGGGCGTTGCTATCTGAGGACTACCACTTCTGTGATCTTTGGCGTAAGCATGGTGGCAAGGTATACGCCCACCCATTCATAAAGCTCAAGCATATGGGTTCATACGTATACCAAGGTGATATTCTTAAATCTGGTGGCAACATTAAATAACAATCTGGGAGGGTTGTGTATGGGGGGAATGACATGAAGGAACGTTATGACAGCATGGTCTTATTCCTCAATCAAAACATTCGAGTCGTGCCCGAAGAAGTATTACCACTTGAAGGTACTAAAGGATGTTAAAGATACTGGTAGTGAAGCAACCATTTATGGGCAACAGGTACATACTGCGGCTGAAGAATACATAAAAAATGGTGTAGAAGTACCAGAAAAATTTGCTTACATACGTGGAGTTGTTGAACGACTTGGCGAGAAAGAAGGAGAGAAGCACACAGAATTTAGAATGGGTGTAAAAAAGACTGGTGATGTATACGAGCCTTGTGGCTTTTTTGACAAGAGCACTTGGTGGCGTGGCATAGCTGACTTAGTAATTATAGATGGTGATACGGCCTATTCTGTAGATTACAAGACCAGCAAGAATGCCAAGTATGCGGACTTAAAACAGTTGGACTTGGTAGCTGGTGGTATATTCACACATTTTCCACAAGTAGATAAGATTAGATCAGCATTGATATTTCTGGTTAGTAACGACGTTATAAAGAAAGATCATTATAGAGAGCATATGGACAAGTATTTATCCACATTTAATCCACTACTAGAGAGGTTGGAAGTAGCAGAGCAGTCAGATGTTTGGAATGCTGTTACTGGCCCATTGTGTAAATTTTGCCCTGTGGTATCATGCGAGCACAACCCTAAAAATTAAGGATGGGATCATGAAGAGAGATTACAGGAAAGAATACGACACCTATCAGGGTACGGAAGAACAAAAGAAAAATCGAGCTATGCGTAATGCGGCTCGACGTAAGGCTTTGAAAAAAGGAAGAGTTAGTAAGGGCGATGGCAAAGATGTAGCACACAATAAAGCTATATCAAAAGGTGGAACAAACGGTGATGGCACTAGAGTTACCACAGCATCTGCAAACCGCTCTTTCGACAGGAACAGTAAGAAGGGTCTAGTGTCAGAAACTAGCCCACGAGAGAGGAAACGTCGTGGAAATAATAAACGATAAAGCACTTTTAATAAGAACAAGAAGACCAGAATTAGTAACAGAGCGAATAGAAAATAGCAAGATAATCAGTCAGGAGGGAGATATTTTTAACGTAGCGATTAAATGGGGATTTAAAGAATCCCAAGAGTTGGCTAGTCTCCGAATAAAGGATGTGCCATCCCCGATGAAAAGAGATTACGACTGGACTGGCAAGTTTACGCCTTACAACCACCAGCGTGATACATCATCTTTTCTAACCCTTAACAAGAAAGCATTTTGTTTTAACGAGCAAGGTACTGGTAAGACAGCATCTGTTATATGGGCGGCTGATTACCTGATGAAACTTGGGTTAATACGTAGAGTGCTAGTCATATGCCCCCTATCAATTATGAAGTCAGCATGGCAAGAGGACTTATTTAAATTTGCTATGCACCGTAGTTGTAGTGTGGCTCACGGTACGTCAGAAGGCAGAAAGAAAATAATAGCCGCGAAAGCGGACTTTGTGATTATTAACTTTGACGGTGTTGGTGTAGTTGAGGAAGATATAAAGAAAGGTGGGTTTGATCTCATTGTAGTTGATGAAGCAAACGCATACAAAAATCCACAGACTAACCGTTGGAAAATATTAAAACGTATTACAGACAAAGCTGAGTGGTTATGGATGCTTACTGGTACGCCAGCGGCTCAGTCTCCAGTTGATGCGTTCGGTCTTGCTAGGCTAGTAAACCCAGATAAAACTCCAAAATACTTTGGTCAGTTTAGAGACCAAGTTATGTACAAGATATCTCAGTTTAAGTGGGTACCCAAAGCTACTGCAAAGGATACAGTACATAGAGTCTTACAACCTGCTATTCGGTTTGAAAAAGATCAGTGTCTCGACCTACCAGAAGTTACGTATGTAGAACGAGAAGCTCCGCTTACACCACAACAGATCAAATACTACAACGCATTGAAGAAGCAGATGGTTATAGAGGCGGCTGGTGAACAAGTATCTGCGGTCAATGCGGCGACTAACTTAAATAAATTACTCCAGATATCAGGTGGTGCGGTCTATTCGGACACTAAAGAAGTTGTAGAGTTTGATGTATCTAACCGTATTAACGTAATACTAGAGGCAATACAAGAATCATCACACAAGGTTTTAGTGTTTGTACCATTTACTCATACTATTGAACTACTTAAAGATCAGTTGGAGAAAAATAAAATAACTTGTGAAGTAATCAATGGTGCAGTGCCACTAAACAAACGCTCAGACAGAATCAAAAGATTTCAAACACAAACAGACCCACACGTTCTTATCATTCAACCCCAAGCCGCATCACATGGTTTAACTTTAACTGCGGCAAATACAGTCATTTGGTATGCACCCGTTACTAGCGTAGAAACTTATCTTCAGGCGAATGCACGTATTGATAGGCCAGGACAAAAGAACGCTATGACGGTGGTACATATTAAAGGGAGCGAGGTCGAAGACCGACTGTATCACATGCTAAGAAACAAAATAGGAACACACTCAAAGATTATTGATCTTTACCGACAAGAAATATCAGAATAACATTTGACATTGTAAAGTGTTCTGGTATACTTGTAATTTCCTATAACACAAGGAGGACATTATGGGCAGACCAATAAAGCCTATTCGCACTTTGGAAGAGAAGCGACTACAAGAAGAAAAAGGAATACTCCAGTCTAAAAATTACTTAGATAAGGAGTGGACTAAATGTTTTAAGTTGGGGTACGTACTATTTGTGCCTACTTATGCACGTGTTAATGGGATGGTTGAGTACGTTGGGCCGGAGTTTATGAGCGAAAATAAAAGACGTTATACCGAACTTGAACTCAGGCGTATGGGCGCACAACCAACCCAAGAACTTCTGTGGAAGAGGGCTTCTGCAAATGGATGATAAATTTGATGCAGAGAAGTATGTTGCTACGTACAAAAAAATACGTGATGCAATAGCTGAAAAAAAAGCGCAGTACCAAAGTGAGATCAATGATCTCAAAGAAAAACAAAAAATTATTAGTGACAAACTTTTGGAGTTTTGTAATGAACACGACTTAGATAGCATAAAAACAAAAGAAGGAACTGTGTCCCGCAGAATAACCACTAGATTCTGGGCTAGTGATTGGGACGAAATGCATAAATTCATAAAGGAAAACGATGCTTTCT